AATGTTTTCCAGGCATCTGACTCTTTTGCCCAACATAAGAAACAATCTTCACTAATAACTGTGCCTATCATTACTACTCTACCATCATCTGATAAAGAGGGTATCACAGCTTCTGTCATCCACTTCCTATTTTTACTTCTTGCTTCTGGTGTAGATGCATTTAACTCTGATTCAAAGTCATCTACTATAATTAAGTTAGGTCTTGTATCTCCTTGTATAAAACCTCTAACTCTTTGCCCTGTACCTACAGCTACTATCCTTGCACCATTATTAAGAACTACATCTGTTCCTGTCCATCTAGCTGCTGTATTACTACCCTTGTCCCCATATAACTGTTTATATATATCACTATGGTCTAAATGATATTTTATACGGGATAAGAAGTTTATACTCTGTGCTTGTGACTCTGATACTATAACAATAAACAGGTCTTCATCTGGCTGTTTGAATGTAATCTTGTACAATGGTAATATAAGACTAGCTACAGTAGATTTAGCTGTACCTCTAGGTGCTGCCACCATAACACGTCTATACTCTTCATTCAATAATGTTTTATATATCTCTTGGTGAAAATCAGGCACAGCACGTGTAAGTGCTTTAGGAAAGCATACCTTACCAAATTTACCCATATTACGGGCTAACTCTAATCCTTGCTGTATTAAATTATATTTTTGTTCGCCATCAAGACTCATTAGTTATATTACCTTCTGCTTCTTGAGACGTTCCTTTTATCTTAAGTATCTCTCCAAGCATCTTTGTATCAAATACACCTTCTATCTGTTCTTGTTTTAGTTTTACTTTATCATCTCTAGCCCAACCTTTGTATTGGGATAAGTCTTGTAGTATGCCACGTCTTAGTTTTATACTTTCTAACTTATTATCATTGCCTAGCTCTACAGCATCTTTCTCTAACTCATTCCATTTTTCTGCTAGAGTTTCATCTGTAATACCATGTTTGGCTAACATCTCTACTTTTTCTTTACTCACAGCTCTTTTAAACTCCTTTGTCTTTGTCATTCTTAACCATTTATTTGATTCAGAAATAGTTTTAGGTTCTATAACTTCCTTTATTGCTGTACTTACAGGTATCTTACGTGCAACATAATTAGCAATAGTCTTCATTTTCTTTGTACGAACTACATTACTCATATAGGATTTACCATTAGTACTGTATATATTCTCTCTACCTTTCGCTATAAACTGTTTTGAGTTATTCCAGGTAGTTCCAACAGGAAACCTTAGATTATAGTTTGTTTTAGTTTTTTTAGAAGAATAGCATTCAGATACGTAATTATCGTCAGTTATACCCCAATCACCCTGTCTAGCTTCATTCCAAGGTTTATAGGTTATATTATTAGTATCTGCCTCCTCTTTCGTGTATACCTTGTACGTTTTAGTACCTGTTTTATGATTTATAGTTACTTCGTACATAATGATTTGCCACCACCCACCCTACCTACGTCTAGGTCATTGTCAGAGGAGAGATTAAGTTTTTAACTCAAAATGAGGTAAGTCATCAAAATTATTATCTTTAGTCTGGGTATCCATGTCCCAGTCTCCTCCCCAACGTATTTTTATACCCATACTACTAGCTATACCTATTACATAACCAGCAAAGTAGTGAAACCTATCTCTATCACTCCAATCAATAGGATAAGGTGCTACATCTACTGCATTACTAGGTGTTGCGTTATGTTTACCTTTTGGGTACTTTAATTTACTTTTACCTTCATCAAATAACTTATTCTGTCTTTCTTTACTCCTATGCCCCTCAATGACAGTACAATCAAAGTTTTTTACTACTTCCTCAAACAATCTAATTAAATCAGGGTGTGCAGTATATAGATTTCTTTTTGACCTTGTTCCAAACTTAGGCATTATTGACCTCTTCTCATTAACATTTCATTTACCGCTTTTCTTAATTTTTTTCTTTTATAAGCCATACTAGAAGTCTTATCTTTCCATTCAGCAGTAAAACCTCCTTCTTTTTCTAATAAAATTTTTCTTTGTTTTTGCCTTGCATTTTTAAGTGTTTGCATAGCATCATCAAGAGCTGGTAAACCTCCCACACTTCCAATAGTATCTGTAATAAATTGACGACCTGCTGTTGGCTGTGCTGCATCTCCTGTAGCTCTAAAGAAAAAATTTGATGGGTCTGTATAAGATACAGTATCTATATCAACTGTTTCTGGGTCAATTCCTAATTTTACTGCAACACCTTTTTTAGACAA